ATTGATTCTGTTGATAATAAAAATCTTCTAACTTTGGTAAGGTTAGATCGTAAGCTATTGATTTTATTAGCAATGTTTCTATTCCTATATAACAAAACCTAACCTAACCTGAAATATTTCAAAAAGTTTTCACGAATACGTCAAAAAGCTAGAAAATATATTTTTCGGGTGAGAAGTGGTAAAAATATAAGTCCTATAAGGGTTTCCGTCTAACCTGACAGAAGTTAGCTCAGGTTAGAAAGTGCCAAGAATGTTGAAAGAATGCGGGTTTAGAGCTAACCTGACAGAAGTTATGTATTATCTGTCCCATATATAATAAAACTTGTTACTTTTTATTACCTTGGTATATACTTCGCGAATGCCAAAAGGAACATCAGGAAACATATCAGGTAAGAATGATAAGCATCTAACGCCTAAGCAAATGCTTTTTGCTAAAGAATATGTATACAACGATGGATCTAAGACACAAACAGAATGCGCGCTTGCTGCTGGCTATGCCGATACATCTGCAGCTGTCAGGGCTTCGGAACTCTTGAATCCACAAAAGTACCCGCTTGTGGTTCGATACATACAAGGCCTCCAGGCAGAACTGGACAAGAAATACGAGGTAACTTTTAGTAGACACGTTAGGCAGTTAGCAAAAATCAGAGACCAAGCCATTGATAAAGGCAACCTTACTGCGGCAGTATCGGCAGAAGTACAAAGAGGTAGGGCGGCTGGTTTGTATGTGGAACGTAAAGAAGTTAGAACAGGTACGTTAGATTCGTTAAGTGAAGTAGAGATCAAACAGAGAATACAGAAGCTACTCGGAGATTATAAACCTCTGCTTGAAGTAGAAGATGCGGTTATTGTTGAATAGCTTGTTTCTTCTTGCGCTTGTAAGCTTGTAATTTTATTAGCCATCTTCTAGGCATAGCTCGCTTGTTTACCAGTCCATTGGCCTCTTCTGGACAAGCTTTCTCCCAACGCTTTTCTGCTTTTTTCATATCCATTAGTCGTAGCTCCCTAACATATCTACAAAGTCCCTAAGTGTTTCCTCCTCAGGTGCTATGTCTTTATCATCATAATCTTCCCAAGTGATTGTATCAATTGCTTGCTTGTGTGTTTCCACTAACGTATCCGCTACGTCCTGGAGCTTGTTTACCAGTCGTGGGTGAGTATCTGTCGGGCAATCAATACATAATTTATATTGTCCGTTCTCGTTCTTGCTGTCTATTTTTAAAAACACAGCTAGGTCTCCCAACTGTCCACGCCTGAATATTTGCACCACAGCTTTAGCTTGTGATTTATCTAAGTACGCTATCCTTCTTTTCATAGTTGTTTTATCCTCTTTGGGTTCTCCTTCGGTGGGTTTAAGTCTAGGTAAAGCTCGCTTGTTAGTTCTTTTCTTTGTTCGGGCGTTACCTGGCTGGTGATCCGTATATAGTTCTTTTTTATCTTGCTTGTTTTCCAATAAATACTTTCGGGCGGATCCATTTTTAAAGTCCACTCTATTGTTCCGTGTTTATCGGAATCAAATTGAAACGTAGGGTGGCAATCAAATCTGCCTTTGTATAGTTCAGTCATTGAATTGCATGTAGGGTGTTGCTCGTTTCTTTGCTACCTCTAAATCGTCCGTGCCTAATCGTATAGTTGGACGTGTAGAGTCTGAGCAAACCAGTACATACTCCCCACTTAATTTGTCTAAAATGTACTCCTTCGTCATTCTAAATCCTCTGTAAGTTTGTTAATGATTTCACTAATTGCCAATTTATGCAATTTTTTGTTACTGTGTATTGCGTTCTCGTTTGTGTCTATATACACAAATGGAAGGCCGTTAGATATAAGCACATTATATCGTACCCACTTTTCACAACAATTTAGATACTGCGTTCCTACGCCCCTAATTTTTTGTAAATTCATTGGTTCCTTGTCTCCTTAATTAATCTGTTCAAGTACCATTCTGCTTTGAGTAAGTCCTCAAGGCCGTTCTTGTGTTTGTGTCGGGTAACATACTTGATGATGTTACCCTCCAAGAATCCTAGTTCGTGAGACTGTATATAGTCCGTGGTCTCTATGCCTTTCTTGTAGTAAGAAGGATTTATATTGTCGTCAGACATCATTAGACTCCTCTAGTAATTCTTGTATGTCGTCAACTTCAACTTGAAGATTGGTTTCGTGTAGGTCACCCATTTTAGTAACATTAATAATGCAGTCACCTTCCTTAAATTTAGCTCTCGCCTCTTTTAAAGACTCAGCTTTGCACTCTACCCATTGTTCTTCCCATATCGATTCAAGAACATATCTTCTTGCTAAAAATGTAGCCATTTTCTTCTCCTATATCCAACACTTATAACCTGGGCAATCGTCTGTGGTCTCACCACAATGCTCGCAATATTCTTCGTTCATTCGTCCTCCTCCTGTGTCTCTTCTAAATGATGTATCAAAGCATATAATCCAGCTTTTACGCCTGAATGTTCTGCTTGTGTATGGCTATCATTAATCCATTCATCATCCGCAATAATATCTTCTGCGATATTTTGTATTTGTTTTAGGGTTATCATTCGTCCTCCTCCCCATATTCTTCTAAAAATATCTCTCTGACTGCTGAGCCTATTGCGTCGTTAAACAGTCCTACAATGAGGTGATATTTTTGAGGTGCTTCTTCTGCTCTTTTGAGGTGCATGTAAGCCAGCCAATATATCGAATCGAATATTAATTGTGGCTCGCTATCTGTGTCGGTGGCCTCGTGTTGTTCTTGAAGCATTCGTAACAGATTTTGTTTAACAATTTCGTCTGAGGTCATGCCTTGAATAGGCACAACTTTTTTTGCTTGCTTGTTTTTTCTTTTAATTTTTACGTCCATTACGCCACCTCCATAGGTTCAAGTATTGAAAGAGGGGCAGTATATTTATCTTTTCCGATTTCTATATCTGCGGTCGTCCTGTTGATTTTGGTAATAAGAGCTTCGTGTACTCCGTCTCTAGCATTACAAAGAACTTTGTCCCCTACCTCAAAACTTTTTAAAGCCTTTAAGGTAAGTTCTGCTTTCAGTTCTTTTTGTTTTTTCTTGATGGCGTCGATAACTGTTTCCATCTCATCATTGCTTGCGATTTCATTTATTAGATTTAATAACTGTTCCATTACGCGACCTCCAATTGTAGATTTAATTTATTGATAGCGGTTTCAAATTCTGAGCCTGATAACCTTATTGAATGATCGGGATTAATCCAATTAAGATGTTTCCCTGTAGTTTGTCCCCAAACATTTTCACGAATAAATAAATCTCCGTTGTTGGTTTGTACTGCCACTAGTGTTTCATAACTAAAGTAATAATCATTGCCGTAGTTATCTGTGAAAGCCTGAGTATGGCTCCCGTAATTATCTGAGCTATAGTTTCCATAGTTCCATTTTCTTATTTGCATTTCGTTCTCCGTTTGTTAATAAAAAGGCCTAAACCTTGTAGTTATCCTATACTAAATATCCCATAAACACAACTAAAATCTTTTACTTTGTTTATAATGTTTTTACTGTGGCTCAACCCGAAAAATTATTCTGGCAACAAGTAAGAAAAAACCTTACTGCGTTTTCTTGGATTAGGCTGGAGTCTAGGGTAAATCATGGCATTCCTGACGTTTTAGGCACTACTGAGGAGGGCATCTACTTTACTGTTGAGCTTAAAGTTAGTAAAAGTAATAAAGTTAATCTCTCCCCGCACCAAATCGCCTACCATGAAGAGCGAAAGAATGCTCCAGCTTTTATCTTGGTCAAGTCCCTCTTGAAGGATAGCCCTAGAAAATATGACGTTTATCTGTACGCACCCGAACAAGTACGAGAACTTGCAGTCCTTGGTCTGTCGTTGCCTCCCCTTTATCGGTCGTCCCCCGTTGATTGGTCGAAGGTTCAAGAACAGTTGTTGTTTGCTATTCGTCAAAGAATTAAATAGCTTGTTTCTATTGTTCAAATTTTTTTGTTTATTAGCTTGCTTCTATTGTTCAAAATTATTAGCTTGCTTCTATTGTTCAAAAATAGCTCGTTGCTCGTTTCTATTGTTCAAAAATAATCTGTTCCTGGTATGGGCCAGGCAATAAAAAAGGCATGAGCCGTTAAACCCATGCCTCCACTTTAGGAGAAAGTGTTCTTGTTCTTTAAGCCACCTCCGTTTGAAACTCTGTGAACTGTTCGCACACTTGATAAGATAAAGAATCTTCATCAACTCTTATAGATGCCCCGTCGCCCCAATCTAAGAACCAATAATCTATATGGGTGATTTGCTTATCATAGTCTACATATATTCTAAACTCATCAGAAGGACCGCCCCAGGACAACTGATAACGGAAATATCCTCTATCTTGATCTGTAAACGTGCCTTTCTCAACGTAGTCAAAGCAAAGCCCGTAGTTATTCACGTAGTCAAAGAAGTCTTCATATTCGCTTAGATCTTTATAAAATACTTTAAGGGCGATTTGCTCGCCCTCTGTTGCCTCTTCGTATTTATCAAAGAACTCAGACGCTTGTATAAAATCATCTTCTATTGATTGGTATTCTTCTTGTACTCTTTCAGCGCATGTTTTGTTGGTCATTTGTTTTCTCCTATTGTTATTATTATGACTAAGACGGCCCGAAGGCCGTTTCGGATATTAAATCCTCTTCAGTTAGTCTTTGTAGTCCAGGTATACTTCGGTAATTGAATTCCACAGACCTATGATACAAACACCTAAACCAACACCGCTAATGAAGATTAAATAGACATTTAACCAGGTAGCGTATTGGGTATAAACGGTATCATACATTGACATATAACCGAGACCACCGAAGGCCACCAGGCCCATTGATGTTGTTACTAATACTATTGCGTTAATCATTTTCTTTCTCCTTTGTTATTAACAAGTTAATTATATAAGATATATCTTATAATGTAAACAAAAAAAGGGAGGTTTATTAGACCTCCCTTTTAGGTTAATTAATCTTCTAACTAATGCCGATATAATACGAAGTAATAACGAGCATTATTGTAGCCAGGACCATTGAAGATACAGGTATTATTAATCCGAAATAGTCGGTATACATATTGATCTTTCTTCTTCTTCGATTTACTTTCATTTGCTCACCTCTCTGGCCTCAAGATCAAATTTGCCGATATGATTCTTAACATAGTTTAGACATTGGGCTAGTTCTTCGGTTGTAAATTCTTCTCCCGTTGATTTACCTTGATCTATAAGAGCGCAAACACACTCGGCAAGATAAGATTCTTTTGGATTACCGAAGGGGTATCCTTGCAATTCGAAGGTTATTTTATATTCTACTTTCATTTACTTTCTCCTTTGTTATGTAAGTAAGTACATAGTATAGGATATATCCCATAATGTCAACAACTATATTAATCTTTTTATATTCTTTTAGTCCCTGGTCCATGGCCCATTCGCGCCTGGCCGATTAAGATCGAGCCGTGTTTTTATATCTATCTAACCATGTACCCCTAACCCCCCCTGGCGCACACGCGCTGACATTCTACTAAAGTGAAGAAAACAGACATGGAGAGAATATCCAGAAACTTTGACAAATGGGCTTACCCCCTTCATCATAGGAATCATCGAAAACGATTTGGCCACAAAAAATTTTAAAATTTCAAAATATTTGGCATGGAAAATCCTGACATAAACCTAGAGCGGTTAGCCGAGCAGTACCCTGAAGCTACCAGAGAACTGTTGGAACTGACTGAAGCACTAAATTCCAAACAACTACAGCGTGAAGGACAAGAAAGCTTTTTGACCTACATCAATCACATGTGGCCAGACTTTGTAGAAGGCAGACATCACCAGATATTTGCAGAAAAACTAGAGCAGGTAGCACAAGGTAAGATAAAACGTCTGATAGTGAACATGCCACCAAGACATACTAAGTCTGAATTTGCCTCTACCTTTTTCCCATCGTGGATCTTGGGCCGTAATCCTAAGTTAAAGATCATGCAGATTACGCACACCGCAGAACTAGCGTTTCGTTTTGGTAGAAAGGTCAGGGACATAATAGATTCAGAGCTGTATCAAGATGTGTTTCCTGGCGTACAACTAAAAGCGGATAGTAAATCAGCAGGAAGGTGGGAAACCAATGGCGGAGGCGAAGCTTTCTATTCTGGTATTGGCGGTGCGGTAACAGGACGTGGTGCAGATCTATTAGTATTAGATGATATTCACTCAGAGCAAGATGCCCTTTCACCTACGGCCTTGGACAATGCTTGGGAATACTACAGTTCTGGTCCCCGACAAAGGCTACAGCCAGGCGGAGCTATCGTTATTGTCATGACAAGATGGAGTATCAAGGACTTAACAGGCAGATTACTAAACAAACAAGGTGAAGATCATGCAGATCAGTGGGAAGTCGTAGAATTTCCTGCAATCTTTCCTGATAGTCAAAAACCTTTATGGCCTGAATATTGGAAGATAGAAGAATTAGAAGGGGTCAAAGCCTCTATACCTGTAAGCAAATGGGAAGCACAGTGGATGCAAAACCCAACATCAGAAGAAGGAGCGATACTAAAACGTGAATGGTGGCAAAAATGGGAGCACGATGAAGTGCCAGAAATGCAATACGTGATCCAGTCGTACGACACAGCTTACACCAAGAAAGAAACGTCTGACTTCTCTGCTATTACGACATGGTGCGTGTTCTACCCTGATCCGAACTCTATGCGGCCAGCTTTACTGTTGCTAGATGTTAAGAAAGGTCGATGGGATTTTCCTACGTTGAAGAAAGAAGCCTTTAAACAATTTGAATATTGGGACCCTGACACAGTTATTGTAGAAGCCAAGGCCAGTGGTCTACCGCTCACGGACGAATTACGTCAGTCAGGTATCCCTGTAGTCAATTACTCACCTGGCAAAGGACAAGATAAAATTGCAAGGGTAAATGCCGTTGCGCCAATGTTGGAATCAGGTATGGTATACGTACCAGATACACGTTGGGCGGACGAATTAGTAGAAGAATGTGCGGCGTTTCCTTTTGGAGACCACGACGACTTGGTAGACTCAACCACACAAGCACTAATGCGTTATCGACAGGGCGGATTTATTGGTTTAGAATCGGACGATGATCTGCAGGATAATCAACCGAGACGGATCAGAGAATATTATTAGGAGACTATAATGGCTGACAAAGGCGAAAAGATAAAGGACCAAGGATTTGTTCCTTATGCAAAACAATCCAACATGACTACTTCTAAGAAGCCTTCACCTGGAGCAGGTAAAGGTAAAAGTCGTGGCGGTGGTGATTCATTGAGAGGCACTAAATTTACTGGAGTTTACTAAATGAGAGTCAAAGCACCTAAAGGTTATCACTGGATGAAGCAGAAGAACGGTAGTTTTAAACTGATGAAGCACACAGGCAAGTTCACTCCTCATAAAGGAGCGACTATGAATGCAAACTTTGCAGTTCAAAAAGTACACAAAAAGTAAATGGCAGAAAACAGCAAACCAACCAACATAGAAAGGTTGGCAGATCTTATTGATCTGGAAGTACAAGACGGGGAAGAGGTTCAAATTGACGAACCTATGCAAATGGGTGAAGGGGACATTTCTGTTGAGTTATCAGAAGAAGGAGCACAGATAGATTTTTTCCCTGATGCAGAACAAGCGATAGACACCACACCATTTGATGCGAATTTAGCGGAGTACATTGACGAAGGCGAGCTAGGACGAATTGCTTTTCAGTTAGTCACTGATTATGAAGAAGATAAAGCAAGTCGCCACGATTGGGAAGATGCATACGTAAAAGGACTAGATCTACTTGGCTTCAAGTATGAAGATAGAGACAGACCTTTTCCAGGAGCATCAGGCGTAACGCATCCTATGCTCGCTGAATCCGTGACTCAGTTTCAAGCGCAGGCTTTTAAGGAGCTATTACCTAGTAAAGGACCCGTAAAAACAAGGGTTATGGGCAATGAAACCCCTGAAACTGAAGATCAAGCACGTAGGGTAGAAGAGTTCATGAATTACCAAATAACCACGGTAATGGATGAATATACCCCTGAAATGGACCAATTACTGTTCTATTTACCCCTAGCAGGCACAGCATTTAAGAAAGTTTACTATGATGTAAGCAAACAAAGAGCGGTCAGTACGTTCGTACCTGTAGAAGATTTAGTCGTTCCGTACACAGCTAGTGACCTAGAGACTTGTGAAAGAGTGACGCACGTAGTCAAAATGAGCTACAACGAAATCAGAACACAACAGCTCGCAGGATTTTACAGAGACATACCACTACAACCTGCTGAAACTAATATAGGCAGCAGCGACACTATAGACAAAGAAGATGAACTAGAAGGACTGAGTGCTACCACCAACGACATGATGTATGAGTTGTTGGAATGTCACGTATCCATGGACATACCAGGTTTTGAAGATGAAAACGGATACCACTTACCTTTCATCATTACAATAGACAGAGCTTCCAACGAAGTGTTATCGATCAGAAGGAACTACAACCCTAACGATCCACTCAGAACAAAAATACAGTATTTTGTACACTACAAGTTTCTCCCTGGCCTTGGGTTCTATGGGTTCGGCTTAATACACATGATTGGCGGTTTGTCTCGAACCGCGACTGGAGCCCTACGACAATTGATCGATGCAGGTACGCTGGCGAATTTACCTGCTGGGTTCAAGGCCAGGGGACTTAGAATCAGGGACGACGAGACTCCACTAGAACCAGGAGAGTTCAGAGACGTAGACGCACCTGGCGGAGCACTAAGAGATTCACTAATACCATTACCTTATAAAGAACCATCAGCGACATTACTACAGCTGTTAGGATTCTGTGTAGAAGCAGGACAAAGATTTGCATCGATTACTAATCTACAGATGGGAGAAGGTAATCAAGAGATGCCAGTAGGCACGACTATGGCTTTGCTAGAGCAAGGCACAAGAGTCATGTCCGCTGTACACAAAAGATTACACTACGCACAGAAAACAGAATTTAAGATATTAACCAGATTGTTTGCAGAGTATCTGCCTCCTGTATATCCATACCAAGTTATAGGCGGTGATCAACAAATTAAACAAACTGACTTTGACAATAGAGTTGATGTTATACCTGTTAGTGATCCTAACTTCTTCTCAATGAGTCAACGTATTACATTGGCACAACAAGAACTGCAGTTAGTACAAAGCAATCCTGAAATACACAACATCAAGGAAGCATACAGAAGAATGTACCAAGCGTTAGGTACGGAAAATATTGAAGCATTGTTTGCTCCAGATCCACCACCACCCGTTCCAATGGATCCCGCAAGTGAGAACAGTGCCGCATTAATGGGTGCACCTCTCATGGCATTCCCTGACCAAGCGCATCAGATACATATAGAGGTGCATCTTACTTTCTTAGAGTCAGGTGCTGGTATGACTAACCCAGCAACAATACCGCTTATGGTATCGCACATATTCCAACACGTATCTTTAGAAGCACAGAATCAAGCCGATGCACAAATGCCAGAACAACAACCGCCAATGCAACAGATACCAGGCATGCAACAAGGCGGAATGATGCCACCACCTCCACCACCTAACCCTGCAAAAGAAGCTTTGAAAGCTCAGTTAGAACTGGAGATTATGGAACAGATCATGCCTAGAATAGAAGAAATACTATCTCCTGGTGATGATGGCGTTGTAACCTTGAAACAACAAGAGCTTGCAATACGTGCAAAAGAAAATGAAGATGATAAGATGATCGCAGAAGAGAGGATCAAACTGGACAAAGCCAAGCTTAAACAGAAAGATCGCTCCGAAGAAGAGAAGTTAAAATCTCAAGAAGACATAGCAGCAATGAAAGTTGGTGCAGAAAGAGAAAGGACAAGAAAAGATGGCAATAGGTCTTCCTAATTTAAGGAACTTAGTTTTTAACAAAGAGTCAATGGGCGACCTTGGTTCTTTGGGCATCGACCTTTCGAACCTTCCTACAATAGATCCTGGAACTGTCACGAAAATGCCTGCAACCACAACTACAGGCGCACCTGGCAGTGCATGGTGGCAAGACGCAGGATACCCAGACGCAGCCACAGCCATACAATCGGGTAATTTTTCTTATGATATGAACACAGGTTGGCAGCTAAAACCAGGAGCAGAAACCCCTGCTATGAAATTAGCCGCAGCAACAACCCCTGAAGACACTACGTCAACTACCCCTGAAGACACTACGACTTTGGACTCTGGCGAGTCACCCACGTCACCTGGAATAACGTCAGAGTCCATCATGCAATATCTAGGCGAAGTGGGTCCTCTTGTAGAAGGCATGGACGTAAACGGTGACGGTATAGTTGATAATTTAGACATGCAATATCAACTGCAAATAGAACAAGGATTAAGAAACCCTGACGGCACTATAAATGAAAACTACACTAAAGACGAGACAACCGCAGCTGTAGATAAAGCCGTAGAAACAGCTCTACCCGCTACAAAACAACCTGTAGAAAAAGATTTGGTAAGGGATGATCCTGTAACAGCTATAGAAAAAGCTGTAAACACAGCCGTAGAAACTGCCAGCGGTGGCCAAGGCATTGCTACAGGATATAGTGGCGATGGTTATGCAGACACAGCCGAAGAAGAACAATCAGATAACGATGTAGTTAAAGAACTTATTGACTCTATTTCTGTAAATAATACAAGTGAGTCTGATATAGATGCTGCTATAGCCGCTGCCGTAGCCGCAGCACAAGGCGAAGGCATGACCGAGATAGCTGCTAAAGAAGAAGTAGAAAAAGAATTGGCTAGTGATCCAGCAACTAAAGCCGTTGATGCTGCCGTGGGCAATGGTCAACCGACCACGGACGATACTATATTGGATACAGCGACAACCGATACAACAGAAACAACGGGTACAACAGGGACCGACACAGGAACAGACACCCAACAACCCGATTTCATGACCCAGCTACAAGAACTTATTGCACAAATGCAAGGCGAACAAACTGCCGCTGCCGAAGCTGCCGCTGCTGCCGAAGCAGAAAGACAAAAACAAGCTGCTGAAATGACACAGAATTACATGGTTGGGCAACCAGCCGTA